TTAGGACTATGACACATATGCGGTGTTATCACAGGTCTAGCACCGTCAACAGGATTAAATTTTGTAAGTCCGCTTTCTGTTAGTTTCCATTTCATAAACTCAGGCAAATGAAAAACATTAAATGGAGTCACTGTAAAGGCAAACCATGCCTTTAAATTTATCCTATCATTTTCTTGCAATCGCATCATGTTTTTATAAACAGCACTAAATTTAGCAGGTGTTCTCTGATAATTAAATACATCATTTATGCCATCAATACTTACACCAATACGAATTTGTTTAAACTGTTCCCATAAATGCACTAGCCTATCAGGAACCATTGTAAGATTGCTATTATATTCTAGTTGTATTTGATGACTCTTTCCACTTGCGACCAAACGTTCTAAACTTTCTTGATGTTCTTCAATTATTAAAGGTTCACCTCCAACAATGTATAGTTTTTTTGCATTAGGAGCATGTTCTTCAAAATTATCCCAATATGTTTTATTATTTTGAAACCAATCAAATACATCAGTAGTCCAACGCCCTTTTTCATTTTTTACAAGATCCACTCTACCGCTACTGTCTCTAAATCCTGTACCTCCGGAGATTGCAACATGATCATCGTACCATTGATGACTATCTGTTGGACCGCACATACGACATTTTAAATTACAAAAATTACCATATCTAACATCTAAAAAGTCAATTGGTAATTTTTCTGTTTCGATTGTCCCGTCTTCTTGTGTGTGAGGCAAAACTTTTTCTAATGAAATATCACCATACCATTTTCCCCAATCGTCATTTTCATATTCTCTACGACTTCTAATACCATTAACTTCTTCTTGTCTGCATCTTTCGCACTCAGGATGCCATTCGCCTTTCATCATCGCTGCTCGCACTTCTTTTAGAACTTTTGAATTTCTTGCTTCGTTCCAGTCGTCTTTACCAGCATTGAAAGGTGTTTTATCTTCCTTGCGTAAAATTCCTCTATTTTCTGTGTAGCTGTTTGTATTACAACATATACGTAAATCACCGTTATTACGCATGTTCACACTATTCCAAGGTAAAGGACAAAATGTGCATTTACTCATTTATAACTCCTTTGAATATTGGGAATATTTCTTCAAAGTCATCAAAGCCACGTTGTTTGTTAACTAACTTTATCCACTCTTTAAATTCTGGCATACGTGCTGACCAATCCTCTGCATTCATAAAATTTATTATACCTTGATATCGTTTTTTACCGTACGGAGCATTCAGCCATTGTTCTTTAGTAATACCTGCTTCTTTAACACCTGTAAACTTTTGCCAGTTTTCGTTTAGCCAAGGATAAAATTCATTTTCATATTTGTCTGTAATTTGTTTTTTAAGTTCTAACGGTAATGTCTTTACATTTAATTGAGGTGGCCAATATGCAAAGTGCATGTTTATACCACCAGCACCCAAAGGCCATTTATTCCATTTTGAAAATCCTTGTTCAACTTTCCATTGAATAAAATCAGGAATATAAGCAATATTAAGAGCCATAATAGTTATTGCTGTTGTGACTTCAACATTTGGTCCTGTAGCATCTAGTTTCCACATTTGTTCTGCTTGATGATCCCATAGACTAGGATAGCGTATGTAATCATTCTGTCTACCTAGTGCATCTATTGAATAATGGAAACGCACACGTTTAAATTCTGCCCAAAGGTCAAATAAATCTTCTCGCCATTCGACTGCATTTGAATTATAACGTAGCTCTATATTTTTTGCATGTCCACGCTTGATACATTCTTCAAGAAGTTCGTAGTGTTCGTCAATTACTAAACTTTCTCCGCCTGCAAAATACAATTGATACATGTGTGGAATTTGCTCCATAAGCTCTTTCCAAAAACGTGGATTGTTTTTATGCCAATTATAACTTGCTCCGTGATTTTGTCCTTTGTTATGCCAGCCACTTGTGTTCTTTAGCTTTTCATTTTGTATCTGTGGATACATATCTTGCCAGTCTTTGATCCAACCCGAACTATCATGAGGACTACACATTACACAGGCTAATTGGCACTTTGTACCCATTCTAAGATCTATGTAGCGTATCTTAGGAGGAATACTACCATCTTCTTTAGTTTCGTCAACTAACTGTTGTAGGTCATATCTATGACCCCAGTATTCTGTCTCCCAATTACGTTTTGATAAATGTCCTGATTCTTCTTCCTTGTAGCACTTAAGACAACTTGCAGGTTTTTCACCGCGCAACATCATTTTACGAACATTACGCATGTAAGACGAATTCCATGCTTCTTCTAAAGAAGTGTGATTAAAGTTTGCTGGTACACCGTCATCATTTTTTACAACACCGACTTCACCTCCTCCAATTTTTATATTAGAATCTGGATCTTGCACACTGCTTGCATTTGACGTACAGCATGTTCTCATCTTACCATCTGGTCTACTGCTAAGGTGTAGCCAAGGTAAAGCACAAAATGTTTCTGAAATTTTAGTTTTATCTGTCATTATATACGTACTTATCTTAATTTTTGAGTAAACTATCTATCATTGGTTCTAGATGTTTATATACTATTTGATGACCTCTTCCGTCATAATGCGGTGCATCGTCTACACCAAGTTTATTAAATCTTTTAAACCCAATCCATTCTTCTACAGAACCAGCATAGTTATCAGGCATAGCAGGAACTTTCAGATCTTTACGTGCAGTTTTTGTAGTTGTATCTAAATTTCTATGCCAGCTGTAAAGTAAAACATTATTTTTGCCATAATGTCCGTTAACTAAATCAATTTCTTTTTGTAATTTCCATACGGATTCATCATTTAAAAATTTGGTAATAAAAAATCTTGTTAGCATACTTTCTTTTAATTTAAAATGTTTACTTAATAGTTTTCTAGTCCTCTCACTCCAAGGATGATCAAAAGCTATAGTTGCTGTCACTAGATTTACGTCATCACTAAAATCTCCTTTAGTGTAAACATAATTATCTTTTGCATAATATCCTTCTTTCCATAAATTAAAGTTTTTAACACGCCAATCAAAAAATACAAGCTCTCTGCCAAAGTGTGTAAGTTGAAATAAAACTTTATTAATTTTGTATCCTGTTAAATGTTCAAAATGAAACAATCTCATATATGCACTATCATTGCTTGATCCAGGTGCAGATAAATCTACTACATTATAGTCTGGATAATTTTTAGCAATAAGAGCAGGATATGATTCTAAAAAACACTCTCCATCGTCCCAGTGTGAATAACTGCAACCAACAACTGCAATTATTGGTTTTGATTTGTCTAGTTTTCCTACTAATCTATTCATTTAAATTGCTCCATAAAAGGATCCCATTCTGCACCGCATTTAGTTGCACAAACTTTAAGTTTACCTTCTGCACAACTACTTTTTGTCCAACTGTCTTGTATATTTTCAAATATACCTGTGGCAAAAACTTTATCTAAACCTTTTTTTGCATCTAAAGAATCTTTGTCTATAAAATCCCATATTTGTTCTACTTTAGGATCTTTATGCCACCATTTGTACATACGACCAGCGGTCCAGCAACAAGGCATAGCAAGTCCTTCTGCTGTTATAAAAAGACTGCCTTCTTGTTTTACCTTACAAACAATAGGAACAGCATCATAGTATTTGTCCATGCTACCGTATTTTTCTAAAAGTTTTTCCTGTTTAGTAAGTGCTTTGTTTTGGTATTTTGCTTCCGGCTTTTTAAGTTCTGCCGAATCTTGGCCTTTACGGTCTTTGGCTTGATGCTTTTCTTTTTTATTTGAATTTGTGTCAATGAATCTTCCAGTCTTCTTTTTCATAAATTTTTCAACACCCCACTCTTTAGCAAGAGCTTCGGCTTGTTCAACTTGATGCTGATTGTGTTCAAAAATTAAAAAGTCCCAACGAGCTCTGCCGCCAGCATCAATAAATGCTCGCATGTTGCGTTCTACATTTTTCCAAACTACACCTTGTCTGTAAATGTGATTAGTATCCTCAAGACCATCCACGCTAAAAATAACAGCACCCATACGTCCGTATACCATCGCAAGTTTTTTCCACCAGTCGACATCTTTTGCTCCTCCATTAGTGTTCATACTCAACCACATGTTAGGATTATGTGTTCTAAAGTATTGGAATATTTCAAGTGTGTCTCTTGCAACAATAGGATCTCCTAAGTTGCCACACATATACATAGTATTTAATTGTTTTATAAAGGATGCATTAAATATCTTTGTGCAGTCTTTATAAGACAGTTCGTCTAAATTGATATGTGGATTTATTCCTTCGCCATTCATATTACGATCACACATAGGACAACTTGCTTGACAATTTTGTGTGACTTCCAAATGAATAGTTTTTATATCTTCTAATTTATACATCTAAAACCAACCTTACTTTTGTACCAGGTCCAGTTTTGCTAGGTAAGTCACCATATTGTTCTATATACCATGTAATTACTGCTTTATACCAATTGTGGCTATTATGAAATGCTTGTTTATTAAACTGGTAAATGTTGTTGTTTGTTGCTTCCATGGTAGAAAGAGCTCTAGCACATTCTTGCTGTAGTTGTCTAATAGTCATTTCCTCAAGCATATAATTCTCCTAAAAAGAAAACTTGGAACAATCGAGCATCATTTCTATCTAAACCAAAATAATTATTGCTTTTATGCAACAGGTCTCCTCTATACAATATTAACCTATTGTATACATTTGATATTATAGTGTCTTTTTCAAATTTTGTCAAATCATAAACTTCTTTTTCATTATCTATTTTTCTATCTTTAAACAATATTGTCCCACTGTCTAATGGTGCATTTGGTGTGAGAAAGCAAACTCCTGCCCATTCTGTAGTATCCTTGTGTATCCAGCTAGTTTCTAACGCAGTAGTATATTGGAAACTGCCTGTACCACCATCTATATCGTGCCAAGATACTTCTCCTAGTATAGACTGAATTTTTTCCTTTGCTTCTGCACTTAGATAACTTTTTGTACGTTTACCTGGGTAATTACCTTTTACATTAAAATCTTGTTCTAAAGCAAATGTTCTAATAGTATCAGGATCGTCATAAAAATTATCTATTACAATTAGATTCTGTTTCATTTGTATCCTATTCGCATAAATCTCTTATATTTTTCTAAATCTAATTCACCTTCATATAAAAGTTCTGACATAGGTGTTTGTTTTGCAAATTCTTCTAAACTGCTTACACAATTAACATGCTCATCTATAGCAATATAATTGTTGCTTTGTAAACATATAAGTTTTCCTTGTGGTATTTTGTTATACCAATCATTAAAATTCTGGATATGTTCACAACTAGTATTAATAATTGTGTTGGCACTATCTTTGCACTGTTCAATACTACCGTCACTCTTTATAGTAGAATAATGAAAGTTGTCATATTCAATATCATGAATATCTAATGTTTGCGCTTTGAATCGCCAATCGTCAGCAGTCAGCGGCCTATTAAAAGTTTCAGCAATATTCCATACATCTTGATCTATATCAAAACTACGAATCTTGTTAAATTTTATGTTTGCTTCTTGTATCATAGGAACAATAGTTGCATACCAACCTGCACATAAAAAAACTACACCTAAATCCAAATTGCACTGAATTAATTTGTCTACTAACCATTTTTTACTTTTTAATTGTCCTCTACTAATACAATCCTTGTCAAAATTTTCTTCTTGGTATAAAGTTTTCAATGGCTTTACAAATAAACTTCCTGTATATTTTTCTAGAACACGCCATAGTGCATGTTTATCATTTTGTAATAACCTAAACTCATCTGCTGCTTCGGGCAACAGGCGTGCCATGCTATAAAAGTTATGTTCGAGCACTGCCTTGCGTAAATCATCATTGGTTCCTATAATTCTAAAGATACTATGTAAATTCTTTTCAACGACTGCTTTACGTAGTTCTTCATTGTTGGCTATCTTAAACACACTGCTTATGTCTTTATCATTATATAACCTTCTTACATCGCTAAGTCCTTCGTACATATATTCAAAACGATCTAGCAAGTCGACAATTTCTTCAGATTTTATTGTTGACTCTAATATAGCTTCTTTGGAGTATGCATAATCAAATTGTTGCTCTAGCCAGTCAAAGTCATTTATAAGATTGAGCTTTTCTATATTGTCTTTGTTAATTTCACCATATTCTCTACCTGCTCTTGCTCCTTCAACAGCAAATTTAGAAAATGGTATTGTGTTATCTGCATCACTACACCACACGTCTAATCTATGGTCTGTTTCATCTTGCTTTTGTCTATCTATAACAGCACTAGCTAGTTTACAACATTCTCTAAAACCGCTTTTCCAAGCACTAAACGCATCAGTGTTAAATGCTGTAATATTACTAACAACCTTAATTGGTTTAAAATGTCTACTGATACTTGTCGTCATGTCCGGTTTTGTGATATCCATGTTCAGTGTAGCTAATCTAGGAAATAGTTTTACACCACCATAGCCGTATTCAAGACCGTTTATAGGATTGATACTACGCCATACTTTAACGTAGTCCTTTTCATGTTCAGGAGATACATAATCAAAAACAAAATCATTTACAATTTCTGCATCTCCATCTACTATCCAAATTAAATCTGTAGTACATAATTTTGCAGCTTCTACATGAGCTTTTGGAATTCCTTTTACACCATGTACTCTTTTAGCACGAGGAAATTTTTGTTTTAAATTTTCCCAATTTTTTTCAGCGTTAGGTTCATTATATGAAATCATTACAATATCATAATTAGATGATTCTTCTGTTGTTAGAAAGTCTTGGGGTGTACGTTGCGGGGGAACATATACACTTTTGAAAAACTTGCTTTGTTTTTCGTCATAGATGTCTTCTGGTATTCCTAAATCAAGATCGTTATTAAGTGTATATCCTAACCCTGTGATTTCGTAATCAAGTTTGTCTTCTTCTATCTTACTGTACTCTGTATTCCATAGATTGTTTAAATATTCAAAATCTCTTACATGTACATGATCCCAATCAGTACACATAGTTTTATAACAACCTTCTCTGGCTCCATAGACAGCCCACTTTCCGTTCTTTACATCTGAACCTAGAGTTGCCCATATTTTTAATCTATCTAAATTTTTCTTAGGTATTTGTTCATTAAATTGTTTAGGATCTGCTGGTAAACCTTCAATCAAACTCATCTTAACACCTTCGCGGAATCCAGCTCTCCATGCTTGTTGCGGTGTAGCATTATTATGCACATAACTGTAAGTTTTGTCAACTTGTAAATATTGTAAATCCCAGCAAAAATCAACTTGTGCTTTTAAATTGTTAGGGTCTGCATTTTCATGTGTTTTCATATGCTTGACCATTTCTGTAGGCCAACATTTTATCCCACCATTACCGTATGTCAACCCGTTAATAATGTTGTATCCGCTCCAACTGACAACACACTTGCTTAAATCTACATCGTCTTTAAAATGTAAAATTTCATTTATAAAACTGTGATGTATTTTATTATCACCGTCTATGGTAATAAATCTTTCTGTTTCTGCTAAATCAGCACAGGCTTTGTGTGCAGCATCTGAACCTTCTACACCATGCACACGTTTTGCCCACGGTACAAGCTGTTTTAGATCATAATAGTTTTCTTCAGCATTTGGTTCATCATAGCTGAGATAAATTATATCATAATCATAAACTTTAAATTTTCTACTCATCTTATCTCCAAACTACATATAGGAAAACTTTTGTTTAGTATCCATATGCTACAATCTAAATTTTTTTCTTTATTGTTTTCAAAAGGAACTAAAAATTCATTTTCTATTTGGCTTGCATAAAAATACATAGTTCTATATAATATATTAGGATTATTTTTTTCTGTTATTATAAAATATAAATTATCATTTACACTAGATGTTTTTTTAAACTGCCAGCCATCTTTAGTATGCACTACTGTAAAATCTGCATTTGGTCTTTCTTCTAGTTTGTGTATTTTTTGATTTATATCAAAAGGTATAACAGTTTCGTGTTTGTTTACTATATTTCTTTGTTCATCTATAATATAATCAATGAAATTTTTTTCACCGTCAATAAATGGCTGAACTTCTTGTTTTTCTTTTTCAACAAAAGGACCCTCACTATTTTGTGATGCTGATATTGATGTTATTTCTCTAGTTTCACTATTGTAATATACAAACATTAAACAACATCCTCTATAAAATGCAAAATCCCTTGTTGTTTAAAATTTGCAATATATACGTCATTACCGTTTTTGTAAAAACCTAACTTTTCTGACCAATTTTCTTCAGGCTCTGCTAATCCTTGAGAATATGGTTTCATGTGTATAAACATAGGATCATCTCCTGTGTATGCAACTTTGTTATTGCAATCAAGTAATTTTGTAGCCAAACAAATTGCTACATCCATACTAGGAACTTTGGGACTTCTGTTAGGTAAATGACCTTTGTATAATTCTTCATTTGTGTTGATTTCGTAAACTAGATCAAAAAACTTTTTTGTAAATTCTGTCTTTTTAAAGTAGTGACAAGCAACATATAAATTAGGTAAATCATTTTGTGCCCAAGTTTTTCTATCATATGAAATATCTAAAGGTTCTTGCCTATATGTATATGCTTGACTTATAAATTTTAAGTCACAGTCTTTATTTTTTGTCCACCAGTTTTCTAAACTTTGTGTAATCAAACAATCGCTTTCTATTACTGTAGTTTCTTCAAATGGAGAATATTCAATTAATTTTGATCTATTTTTGACGTGAAACTTATCACTGTTTTTTTCTACAACAACAACATTATCAAACACTGTAGATGCAATGTCTTTATCACTAACTAAACAAATAGGCTTTTGATCAAAAGATTTTAAACTTTCAGCACATGCAATAGCATACCTCAAGTGTTTGTCGCCTTGTGCGTATATTAGATATCCTTGTTTCATATCAATCTATCCAAATCAAACTTGTTCATACAATGCACTGTCATATTCTTTGTCCGCACAGGAAAAAAGTTTTTGCCTTTTTGTGGATTGTGTATTAAAAACAATAAATCGTCTTCATTTATACTTTGAATAATATCTTTATCAATAGAATAATGTAAAGTGCCAGGCATTTCGCCTATAAAATCTCCTTTTGAATGATCGTTCATAATATGAGCTGCTATGCTAAATGCAAAGTCATTTCTATATACTGCGTTTTGTATTTGGTAAATTGTTTTATAATATCCCCAATTATCATAAATGTGTTGAACTAAATCAAAATACAATTTATTTGTTTTAGTTTTTTTGAAGTACAAACAAGTAGCCCAATAAAACTTACACCCTGTATCGCTTATCCATTCAAATTCTTTTTTATCTATATAGTTTCCTATATCCTGTGCATTACTATACATCATAAGATCTGCGTTGCTGTCAAAACATTTTGCAATCTCATTATTACATATCAAAACATCTGTATCTAAAACAAGAGTAGAATCATATGGTGTTAAATCATAACTATAAATCCTTGCAACATTTTTGAAAGAAAGTTTAAAAGAAGTTGTATGACTTCGATAAGTTTTCATCGAGTAAGCAAGTTCTTTGTCAAAAGCTATAACTTTATCAAACACAGGATTATCAACTTCTATATCACTTACAAGTGACACAGGAACGTTTAAATGTTTTTGAATCTTTTTTGCACAATAGACTGCCTGTTTTACATAGTCTATTTTTTCATTGTTAAATGCAAATAACAAACATCCTTTAGACATTAACAATTCCTTGCACTGTTTTACTGCTTGTTATTTCAGTATATTCATCATAATACTGTTGTAAAGCTGTATGGTACAAGTTTTTTATATTTTCTAAAAAGTTTTTTGCATCTTCTACTTTGATAGGATTTTGATTTGAATCTAAAAGAATAGAGCCATTTTTTAAATCTATACAATATGTAATCAAATTAATATCTACATGGAACTTTCCAGCATTATAATAAAAAATACACGCATCTAAAAATTTTTGTTTTGCTAACTTTTTCTGATTGTATAGTGTTCTTGAATAATTTGCAAATTCAACTGCGTCTAACAACCTTTTATCCATACGAAAACTCCTTTATTTGTCATATAATTATATAACAAAATTATGGGTTTGTCAACCTCTAGTGTGATTATAGGTTTGAAGTTGTTGAGAACGCAGGTGACGTCACTTCAACATTTGATCCAGTAGCTCTTAGTTGTTGTATAGTGCTTGTTAGTGTACCTGTCACAGGTTCGTCAACTGCTGGTCCTGCTGGGTTTGGTTGAATACCTTGGGGGCCAACTGGTTGTTGATCTCCTAAGTCGTTATCTTCAAAACTTACTCTAAATCTTAGCACTGTGCTGCTGTCAGCTCTTGCATCAAGTTGATATTGGTTTTCTGCATAAACACCACTACCGTTTTTTTGAAAAATTGTTTGATAACTTGTTGTCAAATCATAATTACCAATTGCTTGGGCAGTTCCTGATCCTGTAGCTGTTGTAGCTGTGTATCCAAACTTAATTGTACCCATGTTAGTTAACAGTGTATTCCAATTATTGTATTTAGATCCTGAGCTACCTGTTAAACTTGCACTGAAACGTATTTCGCCTCCGCTGTTGAAAAAATATCTTCTTTGGTTGGCATCACTAAAAGTCACTGTAAATGTATGTGTCACGGTACCACCGCCACCGCCACCCCATGATGTACTTCTAGTGCTGGTAAGTTTTGCTTCCACAGAACTTTCTGCAATGTCAAATAAGTTTCCTTCTACATCTGTAATTGCAGTATCATAATCGTTAAAACCTTCGTCTGTTTGATAAACACCTGTACCTATGTTAGTTTCACTTCTATCAGCACCAATGATTTGTCCAACAGCAATATTGCCTATAGATGCATCAGTACCTGCTTGGTGATTTTTAATTTTGTTTATATCAGTTCTAAGATTATCCATGTCAGCGGCTTGAACAACAGCACCTACTGATACTTGTGAACTTGCTAGTGATTGGCCATAACCGCTTTGACCTGACCCTACACCAAGAATTGTATCTACTCTACTTTGCAAGCCGTTATATTGAGCTGCTTGAATTTCATCTCCGACGCTAACTGCCATAATAATTTCCTTTATAAACTACGTACATATTTATCTATAGTTATACAGCAACTTCAATAATTTTGATTCCTGGATCATTGTTATCTTCTAGACTTTTGCCCACTACACACCATGCATTTGGTGATGCGCTATCAGGACGCAATGATGTAGCTGTACCTGCTGTAGGACCAGTGACTAGTAAATCACCTTTCTTTACAGCACCTTCTACTTTACAAGGCACTCTACCTTTTAGTGCTATAGCTACACCGTCAATGCTATCATTCATTAAATGTGCTGGATTAGTTGAAACAACACCAGCTAGTCTTTGATCACAGAACATTGTGCATTCTGTGACTTCTGCTTCTCCACCAAATACTAATACCGTACCTGGTTCATAGTCTTTGTCTGCTGTGTATTTTTCTGCTAAGTCAGCAAATTGTGCAGATGTAGCAGTTCCTTGGAATACATTTGCATATAAATGTCCTGCTCCGTCTCTTGCTGCAATAGTATTAGAAGTTGCAGCTGTTGATGCTGATCTTGCTGTACCACCAACATCTAATGTTTGTGCTTCTGTTGCACTACCGTTAAATGTTGTTGCATACATTGTAGAAAATTTGTTAGAACTTGCACCAATGTCTACTGTTTCTGTTCCTGTCCAGCTTGATACATTAGCAAAGCCAGGTAATATTGCATTTGCAGAAAGCCTCATTGGCATTTTTTGTGCAGCACTTGAGTTGTTTACTTGGAAATACATTGCTTGGCCAACTTCATTAGCAATTAATCCTTTGTTATCGTCAACAATTTTAATTGCTAAATCATTAGAGTCTCCAACTGCAAGTCCAATATCTGCAAACTCAGTAAGTGTTGTAAATTCTGTTGTTTCACCTGGTCTCGAAACAACATAGTTTGTTGCATCTAAACCGTTTAATTTTTCAGCATTTGATGCTGTGCCCCAAAATCTGTGTGCAGTAGATGTCACGCCGCCTGTGCTGTTAATTGTATTTTTAAGGGTAATACCCTGACGGATAACATCAAAACCTGGATAAGTAGCAGCATCCTCTGTACCTATTGTAAATTGCTGTGCAGAAATAATATGAATAGTTTCGTCATTAATTACAGATCTAATTACAGGTCTTGAAACTGCTGTGTTATCTCTTATGTTAACACTTTGAAATTGAGTGACTGTTTCGCCAATACCTTGTGGTCCTACTAGTACAAAAGATGTTCCATTATAAGCATACAACTGTTCATTGGCAGTATCCCACCAAAAATCACCTTGAGCAAGTCCTGCAGGGGTAGTAGAACTTACTTCTGCGCCGCCTGTTGTGCGCCATTTTGTACCATCATAAAATTTTAATTTGCTGTTTGCAGTATCAAACCAAATTTGACCGTTAAGTGCTTTTGGTGGCTGGCTCGCACCAGCAAAATTTTCTAAAAGAAAGACAAAATTTTCATTTTGTATTTCACCATATCCAGCATAGTTTTTTCCGACCAGTTTAAGATCAGTAGTTTGATCAACTGTACCGTCTTCAACCACCGTTAGCTGGGTTCCGGTATATCTGTTAATTGTGTATGCCATTTATTTAACCCCTATTGTATATGTTATTTATGCTTTCATACTAAGTTATGCTTTGAAGCGTTCTACTAGTGAAGCTCCATGTTCCTCCGCCTGCTGTATAGATATACAAGTATCTTACAGGATTCAACGAAATTGTACCACTTGCGTCATTGCTTTGTGAAATATCTTGGATTGCTGATTCATTTTGTGTACCATTTGAGTCAACAGAAACAAAGGATTTTGTTAAAACGCCGCTTGTGTCAGGACTTGTAGTAATATCAACTGTAATACCACTAACTGTACTACTAGAATATGAAATTACCCATAATTTTGCTTCAGTTCCGTCTTCAACACTAGCTGCCGGTTTAAGTGTTTGTAAAATTGTGCCTATACTTGTTGTAGGCCCATTTACTGTTGTAATATCATTAGGATCTGATAATCCAGTAGCATCTATACTAAAAATTACATCCTGACTTGCTATCTCTGTATCTACATAAGATTTATTAGCAGCATGATTATTAGTTGTTGGTGTTGCTACACCATCTATATTCTGACTGTCAATTGTTATTGTGCCGCCCGCTACAAAATTTAAACCTGTTCCATTTATTCTTGTTATAGTTGCAGAATTAAGATTAATGTCGTCTACTGTTAATTCGCTCAATGTTCCGACACTAGTTAAACTACTATTAATAACTGTAGCACCTAAAGTTGTTTTTGTTAAAACTTCGGTGCCGTCGATTTTAAATGCTGGCACAGGATTACTTGGCGTGTTAATTAGGTCAAAGTCTTGATTGCTTGTCCAAGATGCTGTAGATTGTTCCCATGTTAAATCTTTACTACCTTCACTACTTCTTAAAATTATGCCGCCACCATCTACTGCTGTGTCGTCACCTTCTGTACTATCATCTAAAAGTCCTAATTCAATATTTTTATCTTCAACTCTTAAAGTTGTTGAATTAATAAAAGTTGAATCTCCTTCTACAGTAAGGTTGCCTCCCACTGTAAGATTACTTGAAAACTTTCCGTCGCCTTCAACATCGAGTGTGAACGAAGGATTTGTTTTAAACAATCCCATTTTTTGTACATCTGTATCTACATAAAGTGCCGAATAAAAACTACTTCCTGATCTAACTCTTAGAGCAAAATCAGCATTAGACTGCTGTGTTTCAAGCATTGTAGTAGTGCCAGAAATTTTAAGAATAGCATATTCAGTTTCACCAATGCCTACACTTAATCCTGCACTATTTTTAATTCTTAAACTACCTGTTGTAGAACCGTTTGCGTCAGACGGAATAAAGTTGTCACTTGTTTTAACAACACCTGCATCATCTACTAGGCCTTTTGCACTTGTTGCTGTACCATTATACAAGAATCCAGAATTTACAACATTAAATCCTTTTTCTAATAATTGTCTTTTAGGCGTTTGGATGTCGTCTGGATCTTGAGGATAACTAGGAATTGCAAATTCTGCAGGAACATAAAAAGTTTCTGGACTGAATATTCCTACTAAACTGCCACCTATAAACAACTTTAATATAGTTCTCTGAATATCTGATGAATCAATTTGCGATGCAACTTCAAATCCTGTTTTGCCTTGTGCCGCGCTATATTCAGGTCCTATAAGAGTTAGATCTGTTCCGTCCCAGATATACAATTTATTTTCTTCATTGTCTATCCAAATATCACCAACATTTAAATTGCTAGGCTGTGTACTACTTACAACACTGCCGGTCGCTGGTCTAAATGATGTTCCGTCATATACCTTTAATCTGTTGTCTTGCTTATCAAACCACAATTGGCCAATCATTGGATTAGCCGGTTGGCTAGTGGAAGCAAAATTTTCCATAACTTTGATAAAGTTTTCATTTATGAATTCGCCGAAACCTTTGTAATTTTTTCCTATAAGGGTAATGTCAGTCGTAGTATTATCTAAAATACCGTCCGTTAGATCAACAAGTAATTCACCGTCTGTTCTGTTTAATCTATAACTCATTAATTATTACCCTCCAGTGTATATTATAAAATTCATTGTTAGGAATGGATTCATTACATTTATTGCTGTACCTAAACTTTCATCAGTCAACACGCCACCACTTGCAGGATATGCTTGGCCAGCACCTGTACCTGTTGGTGCATCATATATAATTGCATCGTTATCAGTTGGTGTGCCTGCAACATCCCTAATTGCATAATATTGATCTCCGCTTTCGCCTCTTAGATCGTGTTCGTGTTCTGGCAAGTTTTTAGTTTGTATAGAAATTGTTTCAGTACCTGACTTAGCACCAACTGTATCTGCTGCTGCATCTAAAACTGTATCAGCACTTGTACCGCCCATATTGTCAGCACCTAATGGGAACCTACCTCTTAAATCAGGTAATCCAAAATACCCAACAGCTGGTGACGGTTTATAATTATTTCCAATTACGTTATAAAGTTGGTTATATGCACTAATTAATACTTCTCTACCATCACATAATAACCATCCTGTAGGAGCAGATCCTCCAGCAAAAGGAACAACTGTGCCGACAGGCGTTGTACCATTAATGGCTGCAAATAGATTTTGTCTACTGATCTTTTTAAGTCCAGTATCCCCTGTTATTCTGTTTATTAAAAATTCATCGTCTGCTTGTGATTCAAGCACTGCTGTTTTACCAGCAACAATTTCATTACTAATAGTAGTGTTGAAAACTTTTAATGATCCTCCTGTTTGACCATCATAAACTACGTCAGGAGCACTTATATCACCTGCAATTCTAAAAGTTGAAGCAGATGTAATTCTATCTGCACTCCCTGCTCTGCCACTTACTGTACCGCTTACATTACCAGTTAAGTTTCCAACAAATGTAGTAGCATACATGTTTGCATATTTTGCACTTGAGCTTCCAATATTTCTTAAGTTATTTTGATCAGGCTGTATATTTCTAGTTGTAATAGTACCAACAGTATTTAAAGTTCCACCGATATTTACATCTTGAGATACTCCTAATCCACCTAGTGTAGTAATTGAACCTGTGCTAAAATTTGTGCTGTTAGTTGTGCTAGTTGATTTAATTGTACCACTTGATTTAATGTTTCCTGTGACATCTAATGCTTCATCAGGTGCAACATTATTAATACCAACTTTTAAATCACTATCTAATCTTAAAATATTTTTTAATACGCCATCATTTTTTACTTTGAAATCTATACTAGAACCTGCAATGTTATGTTGTACAATACCTGCATTTCCTTCAACACCAATATTCATTTCAGCATTTATACCATAATTAATACCTGTGTTATTTTGAACATTTATAGGAAACGCAGTAGTACTTGCAACGTCACCTCTTAAGAAGTTTCCTGCAGCAACTGTGTTTCCACTTACAATAAGTCCTTCTGCCTTTTCTGCTGTTCCATAAAATTTAGGAGCACCATCTCCTGAAATATTGTTAGCAGAAAGATTTATTCCAGGTCGCAGTGTACTAAATCCTGGAATAACAACTTTTGGTGTAAAACTTTGGCTAGTAATTATTGCAACAGGAGATGCATTGACTTCAATTTGTAAAACATTGTAATTTTGATCATCTGTGCCCACAACTGTTGTAGGTGTTGCACCAGTGACTAAACCATCGCTGAATTCTGGTCCTACTAATACCCATCCAGATCCAGAAAATAGATAAAGTTGTTGATTATCTGTGTCTACCCATAAGTCACCTAAAAGACTTTGCGATGCATCAGGAGCAGAGCTTGCTTTTTTCAACCCTCCACTTGCAACCCAATTAGTACCATCAAACACTTTAAGTTGCTCTACACCCGGTGTTGCATCATACCATAATTGGCCTTCAACTGGTGTAGATGGTTGTGTAGCACTTGCAAAATTTTCTAGTAAATGTAAAAAGTTTGTAGCAATAGTTGTACCATATGCTGTAGTATTTCTTCCAGGTAAGCCTAATGAAGTTTCTGTATTGATAGTATTATCTTCAATAGTAATAGTACCTTTGTTAGCTTGATCAGTATATGCTATTGTATATGACATCTACTACTCTCCAACTATTCCGGCTAAACTTTGTATTCTTACTGTGTAATCTATCTGGATTAATCTGTTTAAACTTTTTTGCACAGGATGGAATACAACATGAGTAATTAAATTGCCTGTTCCATCTGGTGAATAACTTTTTAATCCTAATTCATCAAATACATATAAACTGTTTTGATCAGTAGCAGTGTCAAACGCATCTTGTCCACTTGGCTCACCATAATCTAGTAAACAAGTGACTAAAACGTCTGTATAATTTGTTCCGCTTACATGTCTTGTTTCAATTTTGTTTCTTACAGGATCTAAATTGTTAACACTATTATCATCAACAATTTTCGTATAGGTTTGATTGTATAAACTTGCATTTGTTCCTGTAGAGTTAGGCGTAAGGTATGTAATAATTCCTGTAGGATCTACAGAAGTTCCTCCATTACCAAAGCTCATTTCATAAATCCAGCCTTGGCCTCTATTACCTATACTATCTGCGAGAGCAATACTCATATTCTCGTAGTGAATAGCGTTATTTTTGTCTATGTACACGTGATTAGTTTCAGGATCATATATCTTTATATGTCCTTTCACTAGTATACCACTTTTATCATGTAAATTATCGCTCATTTTTATATCCTACTACATTATTTATCCGGGTAAGTCAGGGGATACTGATCTCAAGAATCTGCTGATATCACTATCAGCTTTACTTAGCTGTGTTCCTGCACTATTCCATAACTTTCCTTGTTTTCTTACCACTATTACTTTTTGATTTTCACCAGGTGTTTCTAACAATACAAGCTCATTGCCGTTTTGTAGAGAAAATTCTGCTGGTAGTGTGACATCACCTTCCGGCGAATCTTGATTAATGCTTTGTGCTTCAGTTGCATAATTAGTTCTAGCATCACTATTTAATTCGTATGATTCAAGTGTGGTTTTACGCAATCTACGTCCTGCTACAAAAACTTCAAAAGTATCAATTGCTGTACCATTACTGCTAGGATCTGCTGGTGTAAAATCTAACTCATATGTATTACTAGTACCATCTGCTGTGAATATAGTTGTTAAAGTTTCATCTTTATAAGGAACTGTTGATGTTTGACTTATATCATAAAGTTCTGTTCCAATATCATATACAGGTTTCACTCCTGTTCCTAGTGTTCCTCTTCTTAATTGTTTTAGATAAGATCCGTCTTTTCTAAAATATTCAATTCTTTCTCCTTCTATATAAACAATAGCAGGATACTTAGACCCGGGTACTGGATCTGGTAATGATTCGCTATTTTCTACATTGATATATTTGTCATACCAATTAAGTGGTTCAACAAGTCTTACATTGTTGCTTCCATCTAAGCGTTTATATACATTCCTGTTTAAAATATCTTTGAACTGGCTCCAACCAAATTTTGCAGCTAAAGTATCATTAGCAAAATGAAAGGTTTCTATAACATCGTTATCATCTAGTTCTTCTACTAATTTAATTCTTGTTTTATCTGCTGTGATAGCATAATCAACTGACGCATTGAGTAGATTTCCATTTTTAACTACCCAAACATACTGGTCGTCTACCGCCGGAGTTCTAAGATTTATATAACCTGCTTTAAGTTGTCTTAACTCATACCAATCAGCAGTACCTTCATCTGGTTCAATTGTTCCACCTATTTCTCTTATTTCTACTACATCGTCAGTAGATGTAGTAAATCCAAAATCGTCTAATATATTAACTGTGCTTGCGCTTGATCCTGTGATTGTTTTACAGGTTGCATTTACATTTGCTACTGGAGAACTACCATCAAAATTAGGATCATCTTTTCTGACATTATTTAAGAATACTGCATAAGATTTGTTAGGATCAAGTGCAGGTAAAAGATTTAAATCTGTTGTACTTCCATCTATTACAAATATTTGGCTTCCTGTGTTTACTCCTGGTGATAAAGTGGTTCTTTCAACTACATCAAAGTTTTGTCTTTCAATTCCTTGACTATCATGATTACTAAACTGATAAACCGTAATTTTATCACCAAGTGCATAATTTTTATTAATATAAAGTACACCTGGTGTTTTTACAAATTCATTTGATTCATTGTAATAACCAAATCTGTAATCACCACCACTTTGAGTACTATCGTCCCAACCTAAAATATATACACGAAGTATGTCTCCTGATTCACCTATACCTTGGTTTAATATAACTGTACTACCTGATTGTTGTCCTAAAGGAAGTGCTGGATCAAACTGACCAGCTCCTAATAAATCAAAATCTTGTAGATATGTAAGTTCATTTCCATTTAAGTAAACTCTAATTTGATCACTAGTGACAGATCCTACAGGCACTTGCCATAATTTTAATTGATATTCTCTAATATCTGACACAGTAAATTTTTGATTGTATCCCGCATTTAAGATAGTATCATTTATCTTAACAATAGTAAACCATTCTGTAGGATTTGCTGTGAAAGGAGTTTGTGTTAAGGTATAAGCAGTGGTGCTTCCGTCGCTTTCGAACTCATCAATTGATACTGTGCTAAAGTTTTGCACTTGACCTTCAAAAATAGCAAATCTAACAACTTTGTCTAAAGCAGGTGGTTCTGCAAATCTTATTACTACTCTATCTGCAGATGCGTATGTTTCATTACTTCTTACAAGTGTATGGGCAACTGTTTCACCATCAATTGTGACTAAACTACTCATATCGTTTGTGTATGTCACATTTGTTAGGAAGTCACCTGTAGATCCATCTCCTATAAATTCGTCTATATCTAAAACATTTGCGCCACTGTATTCTAATGTGACAAAATTAACTTTTGTGCCAGCTACTGGAGCAGTAGTAAATTCGACTTCTTCTGTGTCATAGTTTATTGTATAATCTGTTTCTAATTTTTTAATACTAAAATCTACTTTGACAAATAAGTTTTCTTTGGTGACAGGTTTAGTACCAATTGCAAAAGATTTTGTTGATCCATCGCCTGTATAGTTTCTCGACACAACTTTACTTGCACCTGTAGTTGGTCTTTCATATACTTTTATGTCAACCGCGTCAAATACTCTTCCAGGAAGTTGTTCATCTGGGCCGCCACTATTTGTAGGTGTAAAGAAACCATCTCCATCAATATTAATTTCTTCGGCTAATATTCCTTGTGCTGTATCATACTGCAAGCCGCCGCCTTCAATCAAAGTATCGTAAGTTCCTGGCAGTGGTAAAAAGCTACCATCACTAGTAGATTTACGTATTACAATTTCATCATCTGCAGCTGTTGGAATTCCAAGCTCATCTAATTCAATAACTGTTTGTGTTCCGTCACCTATTATAGAACGCATGATTGCATTAGGGTTTGTAAATTGAGTGCTATCGTCTACCCAATCTGGATCATCTAATCTAACGCCATTTTTATAAAGATTATATGTGACACCACTTTCTAAAGGTTTGTTCAAAGTAAGTGTAATTGTGCTTCCATCTAATTTAAAAACTTCATCTTCGTAGGTAGTATCATATGTATCGTATTCACTTGTAAACCACGGACCTGTATCCCAGCCAGTTGGTCCGCCGAAATCAAAACTTTTAACTTCTACTCCGCCGTAATCAACACCATCCATTAATTGACCTAAATCTTTTGCAAATTGTCCCGTGCTAGGATTATACGCAAGATTTATTCTATCCTGGGCTGTTAACAAACTTACTGCTTTCTTATAATTGACTTGAACTGATGTGTTGTTAGATGGAGGTGTGCGTAATATAATTCTACCGTTGTACCTAGTGTATGTTTTAGATGTGTCTTTTACATTTTCATACGAATATTCACTACGCAGTAGCACTACATTATCAACTACTACTTCAACTTGTGTGCTTTGTAAATCCATAGGCCATTTTAAATCAAAAACGTATCTTGATCCTGTGCCCATAAACGTTTCTGCCTCTTCAAGATATGTAATTAAATAATTTCCTGACACCCTATCAAATTTAATTACATTTAACAATGACCTTGGTAAACTATTGCCTATTATTACACTGCACTTTGCATCTCTTCCGCCTTCTCCTAGTGTGCCATTGATTGTTATTAATGGAGCACTCAAATACCCGCTTCCTGGATTGGTTATTTCTATTTTAGTAATTTTTCCATCTGCACCAAGTTTTGAAATGGCTGTTGCGCCGGATCCTCCACCGCCTGTAAGTAATATTTGAGGTGCTTGTGTGTAAGCCTTGCCACCGTCTGCAATTTGTATTTCCTTAACAATAAATCCTACATTATCTTTCCAATTTTTGAATGGATAAGTTTCTAGTTTATCATTAACTCCTATTAGATTGTTGTTTACAACTTTTACATCTTGCGGTTTGATACTTTTTGTATCATCATCAAAACTAGGTTGTAAATCAAAATCAGTAATTCTACTATTGCTGTCTTCTATTTTTTCATAAGCACTTATATATTCTCTTAGTTTTGTTTTGAACGGTTTTACTTCTTCTAAATAATCTTCATAACTAGGTAAACTATCATTATTGAAGGTAATATCTTCTCTAAGTTGACCAACGTTATGTTTTGCTTTTACAAAACTTGTCTTAAATGCCCAATCTACATATCCTTGTTCAGCAAACACATATCTTAAACTAGCAAAGAATAGATTATTATATTCTATAGAAAGTTCTTCTGTAAACAAATCTTGTTTAATTGCATTTAGTATTTGTCTTATTTCTATAGAAGGAACACTATCAAAAAATTCTGTATCAAAACTTATAATATCAAAGCCTGTTGCACTTGCTTGAGTATCATACAAAGTGTTTTTAAATTGTATAGTACCATTTTGTCTACCTATAGTTTCATAGTTTACGGTATAATCTACATCTTCTCTGACATCAATTTTACGCAATAACAACCAGCCGCCGGAACCAATTGAATTAATTTTAATAATATCGCCAAGTTCGTCATCTAAACCTTGTAATTCGTATGCATTGTCTATTACAAAATTTGTTTCTGTAAATTCATTAAAGTTTTCAGCATACCAATCAACATATTCCCAGAATAGTTTAACATCATATGACTGGCTGGCAATTCTAAGCCAAGATCTTAAATCACTATCTCTCTCATACAATGCCCACTTGCCTTGAATAGATGTGTCATTTTTTACAAGGACAGTATATTTTCTTACAGTGATAGTATCTGTAGGACTGTAGTTAGATCCACCTTTAACAACTGTTGCACTAGTTATAACACCAAGGTTATTAATTGTAAATTCAATTTCAGCACCTGATCCTGTGCCGTTGATTGTGTATGTTGGTGCTACAAGATATCCTCTACCTGCATTTAATACATTAATGTCTTTTATAACACCATCTTCTATTACTAGTTGGACCGATGCTTGTTGAGCTTTTGCAACTCCAATAAATTCAAGTTCTGCAACTGTTTCTACAGTAGTGTCATACTTTCTAGAAATTGCAGTTGGTGCTGGATCTTCAAGTTGTAATTTTAATAAACTTTTATCATCAACTATTAAATTCTTTTTAAGAACAATGTTAGCTCTTTCTATAACTTGTTTTAATGCTTCTTGCTTGTTGACAAACCAACTTTGTCTAGGACTATTAAGTATACCGTATTTTTGTTTAGGTGATAAGTCAGGTGCAGGAACTATTTTATTTTGTTCATCATAACCAATTAAACTATCAAACCATTTACGTTCAATATCTCTATTAGGTTTACTTGTTGACAACCCTTCAGTTATAATTTGATATTGATTATGGATGTTTATCTGTTGGTTATCAATTGTCCAATATTGAACACTAAATGCTACATCATCGTCTGATAGTAAATTATCACAATTATAAATTGTAAAACTATTATTACTTAAAAATGCAGCAAATCTGTACCCTTGTGCTTTTGGATCACTTATAAGATTCGCAACATCAAAACTACTCATTGTTCTAAATTCTTTATTAGGTATTGTTTTTTTATTTTTCACCCAAAAGTAATAGTAGGTTTGTAAAGATTGACTTACTTTATCATAAACTTGCTTGGTTGCATATGCTGTATCACCATATAAACTTGTTCCAGAGATACCTCTATCTAAAGTTTCACTTGTGCTTTGGACTTGATCCCATTTACTCGGAAGAACTGTTGATTCAACCCATTCATAAACATCAATTGTATTTCCGTCAAACAATGAGCTCCAATTATTTGAACTGTAAATAGAATTTCCTTGGTAAGGATTTATAAATTTGGCATTAGTTAGATTCCACCAAAGTTGTCCTACTTGTGCAGGTCCCCAAGAGTTAGTAGGACTTACAACAACGCTTCCTGTTCCTACAGTGTAAGATGCAGGATCATAATAAGTTTTATAACTAAGATTTTGCTCTGCTGGTCCTGCTATTTTACCTTGTATAGGATCAATATAATCTAAGTAAGTTAATAACTTGTTAGTTTTTCTATTGTATAATATAACACGTTTAATTTTTTCTAGGTTTACAGGATCTTTAGATTCTCTCAGTCTGTTGTATATGTTTGATCTTTCAGGTAATCTAAAGTCTACAACTGTACCTGTAAACAAACTATTGCTCGATACAGTTGGTAATCCTACATAAACATGATTATTTTTTAATACTGTGTTTCTACCAAAGTAGTATACAGGACTATTTTCATTTTTGTAAAATAATTGTTGCCCGTACAGTAAATTTCCGTTTACGTTTTCGTAGATATATAAACTTCCTTGATCAATAAAGTTTTCTTTGAACTTGGTAAATTCTTTATCAAATGTAGTTGATACTGAATTAGGATTCGATGTTGCATCTAAAACATATCCTTCTTTTCTACCACTGTAAAAATCAAAAGTAGTAGTTTCTGTATTATCACCGTTTCTTGCATTTACAAGTAATCTATTGCCGTCAAAATCAATTACTGATCCAAAAAGCTCATTCTTATTATCTAGAGGACTTAACAATGTTTGACTATATTCAAATAGTCCGTTGTTTAAAGAATATATGTAAACTTTACCTTGGTTTGTTTTTTGACTATCATCGTAAGGAGCAGATACAGCTAATAATTTTCCATCATTACTAATTGCTACTTTTTCTGCAAATGCCTCTGTATCGCTAGGAGCAGCAATCTGTTGACTACGTAAATATTGGCCTTGTATTATCCTGTAAATAACAGCAAGGTTAGGTTTGTCATTGCCGTATTTTGCATTTACAACTAAAACTTCTCCATTTGGTGTGGTATCAAAACTAGATGCAAACTCGTATAGACTACCTTGATCCAAGACAGAACTGTCGCCACTAGCTATTTGTGTTGAATCAAATGGATTCTCTGCACTATAAGAACTATCGTTTTGGACTATTAAGCCTGTATCATTAGGCACGTAGCCTACATAATCTATTAAATCATCTGTGCTATCCCATTGGTTAGTATCAAATGATCCTGGATTTATATTTGTTATTGCATTGTATAACTTATTATCTAGATAAACTATATCACCTATAAAATAAGTTTTTTCATCACTAAACTCACCTTTAAATTTTTTATTTTTTGCATATTCCCAATTAAACAAAACATTGTTTTCAGTTCCGTTTTTAATAAAATAAATCTTGCCAGGATTAACCTGTGTGCCATCACCAGGTGCATGAACATAACCTCTATAAACATCTTGAGTAGATTTTGCAATATGAACATTTTGTCCTACATAATTATTTGTTTTTCTTTCAGGTGCAACATAGCTGCCTAAACTTAGGAAATTACCTGCCAACGTTCTTCTGTAAATGTAATAGATACCTTCATTAGTAAATGATCCTACATCTCCAGATCCACTAGTAGGTATTTTGAAAGTTTCAGTCCAATCAAGATTACTACTACTAGGTCTATTAGCTGGTCTTGGAATACCTAAAACATTTTCTTCTTTGTACAACCAATACTCAAAATTGTTATCTGGCTCTAAGTATAAAAAGTCTCCTGTTAAAATATTTGTGACTTTTTTAGCACCTAATTGGTGATCGAACAAGAAACTACCTCCAGTATACGGAACATTTATTCCAGCATCAAATACAAATAGTTTTCCTATACCTTGAGAAGTATAACCTAAACTCACTCTTTGTATTTGTCCCATTACACGAGGAACAGTATATATTCCTGCTCTACCATATACATCAGGATCAGGCCCAGAAATAAAAGGTAAAAATTCTATTTCTGCATTGTCACCAAACTGATTACCTTTGCTAAAATTACCACTTACATTTTTTACAAATATAACAACATCATTTAAACTTCTTTGATAAAATGCAACTTCTGCTGTAGCAAGTGTAGACTTATCTCTTACAGTTTGTCCTACCAATGGTTCAAATGGTTCACCATTTAAAAATTTTGTATTTCTATATGCAATATATCCGTCCCATATATCGTCAATTGTGTGTTTCTTGTTAGTGATACTGTAAGCAAGGTTTATTGAACTAGGATCTTCTAGTTTATCTGTGACAGGTATGCCGCCTAAAGTAGAAGCAAGTGTGCCCGAACTACTTGCAGTAATTAAATTGATAGTATCAAAATTACCTGTGACACGTTGTACTTTGACAGTAGTTGAATTTGTGACACTTTCAACTGTGATACATGTTGCACCGGTCACTAATTGTGTAAGAGTTTCACCTTCACCTAAAGAAACAAGTCCTGTAAATTCTAAAGTTGTTGTTATATCTGGCAAATTATTAACATATAGTTCTACTTCATCCCCTGGAGAGCTAACACTACTAAGTGCTTCAGGTACTCTAACAACAAATTTAGAACTTAATATTGGATCGGTGTTGCCTTCAGGTCCCGGAGAACCCTCAAAACTTAAAGATTGTATATAGCTGTTTATAACAGATTCACTGTTCTGTAAAGAAGTACTGTAATCTAAACTCTGATAATAGTATCTTGTGCTGCTAGTGCTATCGCCGCCTGTAATTGCAGTGATAATATCTTTGTACACAAGTCCGTATGCTGGATCGTTGTTAACATTGCCGATAGGATAAGGATTACTTGTTCTTATAAACCAATATCCGCCATATACACTTGATGTGTCTATAGTTTCTGCCGGACCTACTCTTTCATACTCACCAACAAAATCATTTCCATTAATAAACAAACTGTTTTCACTTGGGAATTCGCCGTTTACACTTCCTACATATATTGTAAGTTGTGCTTCTTCGTTATGTGTATAAACAACTGTACCTGTCGCACCTTGTGTAGTCACAGTGTCGCCAACTAACGGTATGTTGTTGGATGCGTCTACAAATAAAATAGCGTCAACTTTTATATCTATTGTATGTGTATCTGCACTTTCTAAATATTCTTTTGTTATATAAGGATTTGAACCACCAAATGGAGATGTACTAACTAGATCTATTTGATCTTGATTTGCGTTTGACAAATTGTTCCAACGTAGATAAATTTGATCACCTACTCCTGATCCTTCATACATATCCTTAGGTGCTCTTATTAAAAAGTGATCTGTAGTAATATTTTTGAAAGGATAATCACCTGTTAAAAGTACCGGAATATCTTCTCTGTCAACTGTATCATTGTTGATTTGATAATTAATTTGTGCAACACTATCAAAAGAAGAAAATTCTATATTATCAACAGCTCTTTCAATTGCAACATCTGCTGACCATAAACTGTCATCTTCTCTAACTATATCTCCTGCCGCAAAAGACTGTGTAGAATCAAAGTCTCCTTTGAAATTAGTTTTTACATTAGATGCTTTAGGAGCACCTACTAACAAGAACTGCCCATCTCCACTTAGACTTACACTTGCTCCAAAGTTTTGACCTGAGTCTGCTATACTTGTGTCTGCTTCTATAACTTGTTGTAATGTGTAATTTAAACTATTAGATGCTCTGTTATAAATGTAAACTTTTCCGTCATCAACTTCAGGTGCACCTACTGCTAGTAATACATTCCTATCATCAACAGATAAACTTTTACCATACTCATGTCCTGTACCTAATTCTGTATTACTAATCTCTTGAAGTTCTGTATATCTATTTTGATTTTGTAAAACTACCCAACGTCCTGAACCATCATTGTCTATCCATAGTTTTTCACCAGGATCCATTTCTTTTTCTGCAAATTTATTTGCATCTATAATATCTGTTTTTCTGCAGGAAATAAATTTTGTTAACACACCTGTACAATTTTCAATTTCTGCTATATTTTCATTCGTCTCAAATACAACTTTATTAAGAGATACACTTTTAACCTTAAAAAATCCTTGCAACGGATTTTCTGTTTGTGTTATTTGCACTGTACTATCATCAGGACTCGCAGCATCAAAACTAGTTGTAATTACATCAGTTATTCCTAATATTTCACCTGTGTCAATATCTAATGGTGTTGATCCAAGCAGTATTGTAAATTCACCAGTACCACTTTCTATTGATTCTATTTTGTAGTCCGTAGCTACATGCTGATATACATTCCAAGTTTCATTAACATTACCAACCCATACATAACCTTGGTTAGGCAGTGTTGTAAAGTCTTGTGATAGGATATCATTATACGATCCTATTCTTGCATCAATATCTTGGGGATTTACATAACCACTATCTTTTGTATAACCTTTTGCAATATATTTTGTTGGAAAAGGTTTGTGATCATAATCTTTTGATTTTAAATATGTTTCATAAGGTAAAATTCTATATACTAAATCAGTTGCTGAAGTTTTTTGATCAACTAGTTCAATTGGTTGAGGATCTAATCTAAATTGTTTTTCATCTAATAAGTATTCTACTTCTTCAAAACCTTCACTAGCACCATATTGGCCATCTTTAATTGCCCATTCTTCATAAAATTCTAAACTATCTTGATTAGCACTAGCTAGAGCATCAAAAAGTTTTGTAAGTGAATTTTTTGTACCTTTGTCTAGAATAAATCCTTGATAAAACTTATACTGGCTAACATCGTCATTTATAATATTTTCTAAGTATTGACGTTTTTGATACCCTATTAAATGTTGGGCAAGTCTTTGTTGTTCTACATCAAAATTATCGCTATCGAGATCATAATAATCAGCGAATTGATTAATTTTGTAATCAAAGTTTGCATAAAGTCCTGGTTT